GTATTGGTGCTCTTAACTTGTTTTATGCACAAGGCACAGATGAAAATTCTACACCATTGAAAATGAGAGCAAGTCTATGGGATGTATTGAAATATACAGCAAGCGACGACGAACTGTTATCAGCTACTGTAGATAATGCACTTTGGTATAATGCTATTGTTGATGAGGTAGATATTCTTGTTCATAATGGATATGAGTTTGTTGGTTATTTGTATGACGGACAAAGCGGACAAAGTCCACGACAAAGTCCATACTACAATATAGAAGAGCATTTACAAACTGATCCAGCTGGACCACTAGTAATGGCATCAACTCCTATTACACAATCAGATGGTACGCCACTTGTAACTGGAGACTTATGGGTTGACACAGCAGACTTAGAAAACTATCCTGCTCTGCATCGTTACAACGGCGATAGAACAGACTTGCCTGTAGAAAATAGATGGTTCGCTGTTGACTCTACGGATCAAACTACTGAGGATGGTATTTTATTTGCAGATGTTAGATACAATACTGCTGGAAGTAATTCAGATAAAGCAGGAGAAATTTCTGATCTGTTAGCAAGCGATTTTGTTGATCCTGATTCACCAGATCCTGCGCTATATCCAAAAGGCATGTTGCTCTTTAATTTACGTAGAAGTGGATTTAATGTGAAGCGATATGTCCGTAATTATATTGACAGAGCTGAGAAAAATATTCGCTATAACGATGAGCCAATGGGTGATCCAACAACTGGTTATTATGTTCGTGATAGATGGGTTACAGAATCTGGCAATAAAGAAAATGGAGCTGGATCATTTGGATATCATGCTCAACGTAAGGTTGTAATTCAAAAGTTACAAGCAATGGTAAATTCAAATGAAGAAATTCGTGATGATGAATCTAAGTTGTTTAACTTAATGGCGTGTCCAGGATATCCAGAACTGTTAGGTGAAATGAAATCATTAAACTATGACAGAGGATTGACTGCATTTATTATTGGTGACTCACCATTTAGATTACAAAATAATGGAACAATTCTACAAAATTGGGCAACTAACCAAAACTTAGCAGTTGAAGATAATGCTGATGGATTAGTTACTACAGATCCATATATGGCAGTTTATTATCCATCAGGATACACAAGCGATAATTTTGGTAATAACATTGTTGTACCAGCAAGTCATATGATGCTACGAACTATAGCATTGTCAGATCAAGTAAGTTATCCGTGGTTTGCTCCAGCAGGAACAAGACGTGGTAACATCACAAACGCATCAAGCTCTGGCTATATTGATGCTGAAGGCGAATTCCGTAGTATTGCTCTAAATGAAGGATTGCGTGATACATTATATACAAATAATGTCAACCCAATTACTTTTGTAACTGGAGCAGGTTTAGTATGTTTTGGACAAAAGACAAGACAACTTGTACCTAGCGCATTAGATAGAATTAACGTAGCTAGACTTATTGTTTATTTACGAAGCACCTTGCGTGTTCTTGCTAAGCCTTATTTGTTTGAACCAAACGATAAAATTACACGAGACGAGATCAAGCAACAGGTAGAAACTATGTTACTTGAACTTGTAGGCTTACGAGCCCTCTATGACTTCTTAGTTGTATGTGATGAAACTAATAATACACCAGCAAGAATTGATAGAAATGAATTGTATGTAGACATTGCTATTGAGCCTGTAAAGGCGATTGAGTTTATTTACATTCCAATCAGAATCAAGAACACTGGCGAAATAGCTGGTTTGTGAGAGCATAAATAATATTAATAAGGAGTCATTTAGATGTCAATAGCAACTTTATCAAAAATGACAGTGCCATTAGCAAGCGGTGATTCACCGGTAACGCAGGGCCTGTTGATGCCTAAACTACAGTATAGGTTTAGAGTATCATTTTTAAATTTTGGAGTTTCGACACCTACAACTGAATTAACAAAACAAGTGATTGATATCACGAGACCTAGTGTTACTTTTGAAGATATAGTTTTAGATGTTTACAACTCAAAAATTAACCTAGCTGGAAAACATAGCTGGGAGCCACTAACTGTGAACTTGAGAGAAGACGCAACTAATCAAGTTCAAAGGTTAGTAGGTGAGCAGTTACAGAAACAACTAGATTTTTATGAGCAATCAAGTGCAGCTTCTGGACTAGATTATAAATTTTCTATGAAAGTAGAAATTTTAGACGGTGGTAACGGAGCTAATGTTGCTAATATTTTAGAAACATTTGATTTATACGGATGCTATGTGTCATCCGCAGCATATCAACAATTGAGTTACGCAACATCAGATGCTGTAACAATTGCCTTAACTGTCAAGTACGACAACGCAATCCAATCACCTCAAGGAACAGGTATTGGATCAGCTATTGGTAGAACAATTAATACCTTGTCAACTGGCGGTGGTATTTAAATTATATGAGGGCTATGCCCTCATATTTTTTTGACATAAATTATGAGCAATATTTTTAACGGCTTTTTCGACAATCTAGTTACAGGGGTCTTAAATCCAAAAGGAAATTTAGCAGATTATTCTCATGCATCTAGAACGTTTGTAAAAAATCAATTTAGATTAGCACCTAAAGTCAAATTTTTATATCATGTTTATTTTGACATCAATAAAGATGCCGTTAACTTGGTATTACCCACATGGAAAGATAGGCACACCTTAGAATCAGGATTGATGGTTAAGCAAACAGACTTGCCATCTTTTACGGTACAAGTAGAGACAAAGAAAAAATACAACCGAACAAAAAATGTAC